CGGTGTCGGACCCGAACATTTACTCCATGTCGCAGCGGCTTGCCCTGGCGCAGACCCAGTTGCAGTTGGCGCAGACGAATCCCCAGATGCACAATCTCTATGAGGCATATCGTAGGATTTACGAGGCCATTGGAGTGCATAATATCGAGGCTGTTTTACCGACTCCGGAGCCGCCCAAGCCGACCGATCCGGCTATCGAGAACGCAAAATCCATCATTCAGGAGACCTTACAGGCGTTTCCGACACAGGATCACGATGCTCATATGACGGCGCACATCATCTTCATGAAGACGCCGATTCCGGCCTCGACACCACCTATCTTCGCGCTTTTGCAGGCGCATTTGTGCGAGCATGTGGCCTTCAAGGCTCGCGGGGTTGTCGATGCGGAAATGAGGGTGGCAATGGAACAGGCCATGAGCATGGGACAACAACCACCTCAAGTGGATGTGGAAGCCCGCGTGGCCGAGTTGATTGCCCAGTATACGGAAGAGGTCATGGCTGCTTTGATGCCACCACCCGAAGGTGAGGTTGATCCGCTGGTTGAACTTCGCTCCAAGGAACTAGACATCAAGGCCATGGATATGATGCGTAAGGCCGATGAGTTCTCCGAGCGTCTGTCTTTTGAGACTCAACGGGAAGACGAACGTCAGGACATTACCCGGGAGAAGATCGACTCCCAGGAAGACATTGCCTTGCTACGCGCCACGGTCAATCGCGAGCGCATTAATCAGGGCACCCCCGGAAGAGGAAATTAGGTATGAAGGGTAAGACCGCGACCACTCAAGTGGTGACCCCTAGAAAGACAAGGGCCAAGGGGCTGCGGACCCCACCAGTACATATGGGGCAGCTTCCAGGTACGAGTACAAAGGGGAAACTGCCGAGGCTCAAGGCGAAGGTTAAATTCAAGAAGGTAGCGAAGGCCAAATCTCCGTGGTCAAGCTATGCCAAGCTATTCTAATGCCCATTCGCAAGGTCAAAGGTGGCTGGACTTTTGGGGGGCATGTGTATAAGAGCCTTGAGAAGGCCCAGAAGTCATACAAGGCGTATCTTGCCAAGAAGCACAGTACGAGGAGGGCGTGATGTTTCATGTGAAACAAGATGGCTAGGAAAAGCATGATCGGTCAGATGTCCAAGCAGATGGGCATTCCCAGGAAGGAAGCAGGTAGTCTCATGGCCAAGGCGAAGAAGATGAACGATGCGAGTGGCTACAAAGACGGTGGCCATGTGATTGCCATTAGTGTGTACAACGTGACCAAGGGCTCCGAGGATGTTCCCGTGGAGTGGGGCCGCAAGAAGCTAGATCATGGAACCGAGAAGCTGATTCAGGGAACCGAGTCACAGGTCCGCGGTCGTTACTTCAACGACAACGATGGGAAAGGGACTTTCTGATGGCTAAAGGTAGAACAATTTCTGATGCAGACCGGAAACGGGCGAAGAAACTCTTGAGTGAGGGTGGCAGGACCATCTCCGATGCAGATCGACGCCTTCTTGAAGAAGTTTACATGAAACGCAACGATGGGGGTATCGCCAGAAAGACGAGGACTTTCTGATGGCTGATGGTGGCTATCGTAAAGATATTAAACCTGATACGACTTGGAAACAGTTTAAAAAGAAATATCCCGATGCTGGAATTACAGAAGAAGATTTTGAAAGTTTAAAACCGCCAGCTGGATTGAAATGGAGCAAAAAGCCTAAATATAGGAGAACTTATAGAGGTTGGGAACGAACAACAAGAGAAGCTAAAAAGGGTGGTATTGTACGTTCAACATCTGCTGATCCAGACGCAGAAGGAAAATACTTGAACCGCAACGATGGCGGTATCGCCAGAAAGACGAGGATATTCTGATGCCTATCGTGAATGGAAAGAGATACCCGTACACCGAAGAGGGTATTGAGGAAGCGGTTACTGCTGCGCGTTTTGGACAGGAAGGGGAAGCTGAAAAGCCCTCTGATGCTGATGTAATTGAAGCCTTTGGGATCATACGTCTAACCGATCCTACCGGATCGCCAACCGATACGGATGATAGAGCTAGATCTAAGGACGTTTTAGATCGGGCAACGTCCGAACAAAAGGCGAAGGCTCGTAAGGAGCTTAATATTCCTGATGGAATGAACATGGGTGGCGTAACGCGTGATGAACTCGGTTACATGCATGGCGGCATGAAGTTCAAGGAACGCGGAACCGTCAAATACTCCAAGGGCGGTGCCGTCAAAGGCAAAGGATTTGCGGGCTCTTTCTAGGAATGTCAGATCCGACCACCTTTGCATACTCCATTCTGAAAGCCATACAGTCGCGTATCGAACTTACGCAGAACGCGATCCTTCAAGGGGGACCAAGGAACTTGGAGGAGTACAAGCAACTCGTTGGCGAACTCAAGGGACTTGAATTTTGTGAACAGGAGATCAGGGATATCCTGCAATCTTCGGAGGAAGAATGACCCAGACCCTTTATGTACCCGATCATATAGCAGAGGCGCATAAAAACGCTGCTGTTGCTGATGCCTATGTAAACAAGGAAGAGAAGGTTCTGGACCCCGCTCTTCTTAAAAAGAGACTCAGCGAGAGACTTCCACAACCTACTGGATGGCGCATTCTTGTTATGCCCTACATGGGAAAGGCCGTTACTGAGGGCGGCGTTCATATTCCCGATGCCGTTGTGGACCGCGAAGCCCTTGCTACGGTAGTGGCTTATGTCCTGAAAGTGGGGCCACTCGCCTATCAGGATTCTGCAAAATTTGGCGATGACGACTTATATGCTGATCTTCCGGCACCTGGGCATCAACGAAGCTGGTGCAAAGAAGGCGACTGGGTGTGTATTGGCCGTTATGCCGGCGCCCGGTTTAAGATTGATGGTGGCGAAGTCCGTATCATCAATGACGATGAGGTCATCGCGACCATTCTGGAACCGGATGACATAAAGCACGTCTAGAAGTAACCATGGAGAGAAACCATGCCTGAGGAGACTCCGATTGATGTTGGGGACATGGAAGAAAGCCCCGTTAATGTAAAGCTTCCTCCTGAACCACAGGAAGAGGAAATTTCTACGTCTGAAACCGAAGCATCTTCTGAATCAGGAGATGAACTCGATCAATATGGCTCAACGGTGCGAAATCGTATCAGTCTTCTGACGAAACGATTCCGCGAGGAAGAGCGTCAGAAACAGAGTGCCATTCAGTACGCGGAGAACGTCCATAAGGAAAACGAGGTATTGAAGCATCGTATTGGTGCTTTGGATCAGGGTTTTCAGGAACAATTTGATGGACGGGTTTCCAGCGAACTCGAAACGGCCAAGAGGATTCTCAAAGAGGCCCATGAAACGGGCGATGTGGACAAATTGGTGGATGCACAGGAAGCTTTGGCAAAGCTCAGTGTGCAGAGAACCACTCTTGATGCGGCACGGGCGACCCCTCCATCTCGGCAACCCGTTGCTCCCCCGCAGCAACCCGTTGCATTGCCCCAGCAAATTTCCCCAGATCCCAAGGCAGAATCATGGGCTTCTCGAAATGACTGGTTCGGCCAGGATGAAGTAATGACATATGGGGCCTTTGGAATTCATCGGCGCCTGATCGAGGATGAGGGACTTGACCCTTCATCGGATGAATACTATTCTGAGCTTGATAAAAGGCTTAGGGATGAGTTTCCGAACAAATTCGACTCTAAGGCTAGGTCAAACGGGGGAAGAAAGGTTGCGTCAGCCGAATCTTCCGCATCCCGCAATAGAAGTGGACGGAAAACTGTGCGGTTAACATCTTCACAGGTTGCAATTGCGAAGAGGCTCAATGTGCCCCTTGAAGAATATGCAAAATATGTGAAGGATTAGCCATGACTACTGAGACCACAGCTCACCAGAAGTCTACGAGAACGCCAAGAGCCGACGAAACTCGTGCCCGGCAAGCGCGCAGAGAACCTTGGAAGCCCCCGTCCGTATTGGACGCACCACCTCCACCTGAAGGATATAAGCATCGATGGATTCGGGCCGAATATATGGGCGTTGACGACCGCAAGAACATCTCCGCTCGCTCTCGAGAGGGATGGGAACTGGTACGCGGTGAAGAATTCCCTGATTTCGACATTCCGACTGTCGATGACGGCAAACATGCCGGTGTCATAGGTGTGGGGGGCCTTCTGCTTGCAAGGATTCCCGTTGAGATTGCTGAAGAACGCGGCGAATACTTTCGCGGCATGACTCAGAATCAAATGACGGCTGTTGATAACGACCTTGCGCGTGAGCAACATCCGGCGATGCCGATCAGCAAGCCTGACCGGCAATCTCGTGTAACTTTTGGAGGTCCTCAAAAAGAAGAGGACTAGGAGATGTAGATGGCTAACTCAAATGGAAGTTTTGGCCTTCGTCCCCTAAGTAAGTTGGGGTCAGGGTCTAATTCCACGGGTGTGTCCGCCTACTCTATGTATGAAATTGCCAACGGAAACTCAAGCAAGATCTTCCACGGCACTCCCGTCATTCCCCTTTCTACGGGGTATATTGACGTTGTGGGGGCTGCCGCGGGTGGAACTGTGAGTCTCGTTGGTGTTTTCCAAGGCTGTGAGTATGTGGACTCTACCACGGGAAAGACCGTGTGGAAAAACTACTGGCCTGGTTCTGGGGCTGACAGTAACCATCCCGTTAAGGCGTTTGTTGCTGATGACCCAGATCAGCTGTTTGTAATTGCAACGGATGCCTCTTGGACCAGTAAGGCTACTGCAAGAGCGGCTGTGTTTGCGAATGCAAACTTTTCCACCGCGACTACTGGCACCGATGCGACTGGTGTTTCCTTGGGCCGTTTGGCAATCAGTACGATTGCTACAACCAACTCATTGAATATGAGAATCATGGGTTGGGTGGACGATCCGGAGAACGCTGATTTCTCGGCGGCTGGTATCGGCGCAATAGTAAGGTTGAACAACAGCTTCAATGCCCCAACTGGGTCCATTGCGGCTGGTACTGTTTCAACCACTGGCGTATAGGAGGCTTGAGATATGGCTATTAGCAGAGCGCAACTAGCGAAAGAGCTAGAGCCTGGCCTCAATGCCCTCTTCGGTCTTGAATACGCCAGGTACGATGATGAAGCAGCCCAAATCTATGATACTGAATCCTCAGAACGTGCATTTGAGGAGGAGGTCATGCTTTCCGGGTTCCAAACGGCACCTGTGAAAGGAGAAGGAACGGCTATTTCATTTGACGATGCACAGGAAGCGTATACCGCTCGATATACGCATGAGACTATCGCGCTTGCTTTCTCCATCACGGAAGAGGCAATCGAGGATAATCTCTATGACCGTTTAGCTTCCCGCTATACGAAGGCTTTGGCGCGTAGCATGGCCAACACCAAACAGGTGAAGGGTGCTGCTACGTTGAATAATGCTTTCGATAGTTCCTTTACGGGCGGCGACGGCAAAGAGTTGTGTGCTACGGATCACCCTCTTGTGAACAACAACGATCTTCGCAATGAGCCGAGTACAGCCGCAGACCTCAACGAGACGAGCCTTGAGAATGCTATCATCGACATCGCTGCTTTTGTCGATGAGCGTGGTCTGAAGGTTTCCGTTCGTGGCATGAAGATGATTATTCCGCCGGCGTTACAATTCGTGGCGGATCGTCTTCTTGAATCCACTCTTCGTCCCGGCACTGCGGACAACGACATCAATGCCATGCGGAACATGGGGATGCTTCCACAGGGTTATGTCGTTAACCACTATCTGACGGACACGGATGCTTGGTTCATCAGGACCGATGCTCCCCGCGGCTTTATCC